GACAAGGGAGTGATTCCTCTCATTCCCAAATTAACAATAGCCACCACTAACACTAAGCATTTGAATGCTTCTTTGGCTATGTCTGAACCCACTGCCGTGCTTCGGCGCTTTCCTTATATTATTACTCCTTATCTAAAGCCCGAATATCAGGATCAATACGGTATGATGCGTAAAGATTTGGGAGAAGTTACAAGAGACGCATGGGATTTCCATATTGAAACCTTTGGCATAACTCGGAATACTGGTACCATGGGTCCTAGTAACCTTCGTGGTACATACACCACGTATTATCCCGAACCTGGCAGGGATAGGTGCACAGCCTCAGAACTTTCACAGTTTATACACAAAGCTGTTCTCAAACATGAGAGATCCTCTGATATACTTATGGAGTCGCTTAAAGTTGAGGATACCACAACTATGTGTGAGCATGGGGTACTTAGTTATTGGAAATGCAATCAATGCGATTCCACTCTAGTGCCTCATTCATATATTCCTTGGTGGGTGCCATCATGGTCGCCCGACCCCAACAAGCAGCTTCCTTTGCGTCATTGGCTTTGTTATAAGTTTTTGGATGCTGCTTTCGAATATGGCACTGAGGAACAAACCATTGCAGCAGTCACTTTTGTGTTAGCTGGCCCAGACGGCTTCCAGATTTATATATCATGGCTAGCGGATCGGACAGAGAAGATCTTTCCAAACGAATTTTTAGTGGCAAGAAGAGCTTTTATTGCCTTTTTGTGCACTGTTGGTACAGTGGGAATCTACAAGATGGTTTCAGCAGCTTTTCCTGGGAAGTTAGAGTTGGAAGCTCAGTCTGATCCATCAGAGTCGTCCGAAACCACAAAGGTGCCGAACATCTGGAAGAAAAGTGTCCATCCTAATGTTAACTTTAAGGTTCCTGTAACCACCAAAAGTGATAACCTAGATGAGTTGTGCTCCTCTGTAAGAAAGTCGTATTTGAGATTGTCGATTAGAGGGGATGGTTATTCTGAGACAGTAT